CCGATGATGATGATGATTCCCCTGACGGTTTTTCTTCTTTGAGTAATTGGGATTCTCCTTCTAATTTCGCCGCAATCTTGATGACTTGATTGACATAGGCCAATTCAACTTTCAAGGTTGCTGCGATTTCTTTGGGTGTTCGCCCAAGTGAGGTCAACGATCGAATCGCCTCGGCTTTGTTAGTTTTGCCGGTGAAACGATGCTTGAAGCCTTGTCCAAATCCTCGTTGCGCAGGCGTCGTGCCTGCCCATATTCCATAAGAGATTTGTTCCTTGAGCGCGTAGTCCAAGCACTCCTTTCGTTCAGGACAACCGGCGCAAATAGCACGCACGATTGGGAGGCACTTTGCCTCTTGTTCTCGTGATTCGGGAAAAAATAGATTCGGGTTGATAATTTCTCTGCAACTTGCTTCAGGAAGCAAAGGCAGACTCGGAATGAATGTGTCGAGTTGCAAGTCTATTGTCTCTCATTTAGCCAAGATTCAAGGTCTTGGACAACGAAAGCTCGTTCAATGGATGCATTGCGACGCTTGACAACAACAAAAGATGGTGGCGTTACCTCTAGCCCCCGCGCCTTTGCGTAGTTTTTGGCCTCTTTGCAGGCCTCATCCCAAAAGGTCGGAAGCGAGATTGACTTGCGATTCTTGAGTTCCAAAACAAAAGTCTTGCCAGCAATAAACGCAACGATGTCTCCTTCATCTTGTGATCCCGACAGGCGCAAACGCTCTGCGGTGACACCGCGAGAACGCAACCACTTGAGAACTCCGATTTCAAAAGCAGAGCCTTTGCGACCATTGGGGTTTGCCATTATTTGACCAACTCTAGTTTCGTTGTCTTACCGGCGACGGCGCGGGCGAATTTCACATTCATAATCAAAGCCTCTGCCAATGCCAAGGTTTCATCCTCGGTCATCTTGGCGATGCAGGTGACAAAAGGTGGCGTCTTGGCACGAACGCGATCAAGCATCCTTGCGGCCTCTTGAGTCTTGAGACAGTCAACGCCACTGTGATCTCGGATTTGTGCTAGATAGAACATTGGCACATTGGCAACGACATCCTCAATGAGATCAAGGTTGGCGTCAGGCTCTTCTAGGTATAGGTGAAAACTGCCATCGGTGGCAGTGTGGACTGAAAATAGGTTCATTGGGGCATCACCTTGCGCAGGTGCTTCTGAGCCTTCTCCCACGCCTGAGCCTGCCTAATGCCTTCTTTGAGTGGGTCATCGTGTAGGCTCAGAATGGCCCACAGAAGCCCTAGAGAGGCGATTACGCCCCCGAACATCAGATATTGCATAAAACCCCTTCCGTTTGCTTGTGGATAAGTATGAGGGGAAGGTCTGACATCCTAGAGGGCGACACGCCCAAGCCTCAATCCCCTTGTGTATGGACAAAGGTAGGCACAAAGGCTATTGTTCTCTTATTGGGGCGAAAGGTAGTAGCTCCAAGAAACGGAAGAAGAAAATGACACAGACAAAGAAAATTGAGGATGTTCACATTCTTAGCATCAAGGTAAGTGTTTTTGATAGACCAAGCATTTTCGTCAATGATCATATGCTTCAGGTCGCGCACGACGCAATTGCTGATTATCTCCGCACTCAAGAAATTTCATTTGAATTTGTTTCAGCAAGCGCACAGGTAGGTGAATAATGAAAACAAAAAATGTTGGAAACACAACTGTATCTCTCGATTTTGCTGACTGTCCTTCAGATGGTGGCAAGTATCAATTGCTTTGCGAAAATCACGGATATTTGATTCAAGGTGACAACAAGCGCACTTTGTGGCAATTTGCAAATGATGTCGCAGGATGGTGTGAAGCCTGCCAAGGAAATGATGACAGATTCCCGAACGAGAAGTGAAGTGCATAATGACAAGCAATCGTCTTTGGGTTGGAACAGGTGGAAGCGTGACTTGTGATGAACACGCAGGAAGTTATTTGAAGTCAGCGATTCAAAATGAACCAATGGCAATAATGCACACCACACCGCTTGATTGGTGGGTTGTTTATAGTGAAGCAAGTTTCCCTTGTGAAACCTGCACACCTTGGAAGGACATCGCATAATGAAAAAGATTCGATCCATCCGCGTCAGCGAACAACTGTGGCGCAAGGCGATGGCAAAGGCAAAGTCAGAAGGCAAAACAGTCTCAGAAGTAATCGTTGATTTCCTAAAGGAGTTTGTGAAATGACATACGAAGAAGCGATGAACAGATTGGCTCTTCAAATGCTTGGCAAGTGGCATCAAGAGCAAGCCGATGAATTAGTTGATGACGAACTACAACAGGAGATGCGTGACTTTCACCTTGGCGCATCGCTACTCATCAAGGAGATTGTCAAATGACAACCGCCGAAATCGCCACCGCCTTTGCCAAACGCGGTTGGTATGTCTTGCCTTGCTACCCACAACAAAAGGTTCCCTTCTTTCCTATCGCAAAGCAGGGATATAAGTCGGCATCCAATAAGCCCGCCACTGTCAAGAAATGGTTTGAGAAGTCACCACTTCTCAACATTGGCATTGCTTGTGCGCCTTCAAACCTTGTTGTCTTCGATGTCGACTTTCGCAATGGTGGCACCACCGAAGGTTTAGAGCTTGACACCTTCACAGTTGAAACAGGCGATGGTCTGCATCTTTACTACAAGGCACCGCTTGGCGCGTCATTTCCTGGCAAGTTACGCCAAGGAGTAGACATCAAGTTCAATGGATATGTTGTCACCGCAGGATCACTACACGAAAACGGCAAGTTCTATGAAGTCGTCAAAGATATTGAGCCTGCCCCTGTGATGGGATGGTGCTAAATGAACGGATTAGATGTTCTCATTATCTTCTTTACCGCGTTCTACGCCTTTGCAGTCGGCAGAAACATCTTCTTTTGGGCTTTCCTATCAGCCTTTTATGGCTTTTGGATTCCATTGCTTCTGCTCATAATGCCCAAGCGCGAACCTCGTGCAGTCGTTTTCCCACAATGGTTGCTCAATTGGTTTGGCCCAAAATATGTCAACCGAACAATCAAGAAGATGGAGGATCAGTTCTAGGATTCTTGGAAGGCGCGAGCGATTCCTTCTTCCAACGAAATCTTCGGCGTATAGAACGAGAGCATTTTCTTCGGATCACCAACCCGATAGGCAACCCCCACAGGAGCCTTCGGGTTGGTTCGTATTTCGGCTAAATATCCCGCCTGCATCATCGCTAATTCTGCCAATTCAATGAATGAGGTCGCTCTTCCTGAGCATAGGTTAGAGACTTCAACATTATTCGTGACCGCCTCAAAGGTCGCTCGCACAACATCCTCAATGTGAATGAAGTCGCGCACCTGCGTTCCTCTGCCCCATACATCAAAGGGCGTCGTTTTCTCTTTGGCTCGCTTGATGAATGTTGGGAATGGATAGTCAAGGCTTTGGTCGCTTCCGTATCCGCTAAAAGGTCGCAAGACTGTCACCTTCAAGCCTTCATTGCGGGCATATTGAGCAAGCATTTCACCGGATAATTTCGCCCAACCATAAGTGAAATCAGGGGTGCGAATGTGAGCGAGGTTTATATCCCACTCTTTGAGGCTCTGCTTGTATTCAGCTCGCTGAAGGTAGATTGGATAAGCCGCCGATGATGAGAAATAGACAATGTGACCAGGGCGAGTGCGAAGCGCCCATTGGAAGAGGTCGGCATCAATGGCGAGGTCGGCGGCAACTGCCAAAGGGTTCCCCTCGATAGTGGCGCGGCCACCGACAATCGCCGCGAGATGAATGACGAGATCAAACTTGGTGTCATCTTTGGCGAAGAACTCTCGGACATCGGTGCCATTTTTGATGTCAATGCCGGTGATGTGATTGCTTTTACTATCAAGCAACTTCTTGAAGTTAGTGCCAACAAAGCCTGCGTCACCTGTAATCAGAATCTTCATTTCCCCCACCTGTCGCTTTCGTAGTGATATTTCTCAGAGCCACAGAAGGCTCGTTGAGCATCTCGGTCAATTGAGAAGACGAAACTATCATCTGCCATCAAAGCAGCGCCAATGTGTGACAAAGGTGTAGGTGCGTCAAAGGCGATGGTGGTGCGAATTGACTTGCCTTGCGTCGGTGTTTCATAGAATGGATCGTGAATGAGGACTGAATCAACGACGAGTGGATAGATATGACTCGCCAATAAATCTTGGTCAATGGTGTAGTAATCCGAGCCGTCTCGGTGAGTGAGAATAAGGTTTTCCATAAATCGCAACTTCTCTGTCTTGCCCGCGAACATACCGGCGGAAATCGGATAGTTATGGCCGCTTGGGTGGTCTTTGATAATGTGATAATCAAGACCTGATTGCTGCCAATCCTCGTGGGCTATTCGGTCACGATATGACAGGCGAGCATCCACATCTCGACAAATCACTGCCTCAAACTGAGGATCAGAGAATGCAAAATAACGCCACAACTTGCCATTGTGATTCTCTTCTGAGTCCATTTCAACAATTTGCACACCTTTGACGAGCTTGAGAGTGCTAACGATGGCAGCATTAACGCTTGAGCCGACATAGAAGCGAACCACGAATCCATCGTCAAAGGGGAAGTATCGTGAGGCAAGAATGGCGTTCTTGATTGCGCCTATTGTGTAGCGAGGCTCATTGCCATAAAGAGAGAAGGCGATGCACTTCATTTCTTGAGGTCACGAACCAAGACTGCGTAATCTTCGCTCTTGATGTAATTATCAAACATCAGAGCGTCAAAGGAGTAGACCTCACGAGCATTGACTGTTCGATAACCCTCATCCCACTCGGCTTTGCCGGCAATCGGATGCAAATGCTCAATGATGATGCCTGGCAAATATGAAAAGTTGCCAAGGTCTTGACCTAATCGCTTCCAAAAATTGTCAAGGTAGAGATGCTTCAATTTCGGTGGCACCATCCCGCCAAGGCCACGGACAATGGCAGCAGACATCATCACCGCAGTTGGCAGATTCTCGCCTTGTAAAAGGTCATTGCCATAGGCAAGTCCTGGGCGCGGGCCGATAGCTCGCATCAATATCACATCCCAATCAGGCGTTCTGAATCTGTGATCGTCGCCGACGAATGTGAAGAACTCATAATCATTGGCATACTTCTTGGCAGCAACATTGAGTGGGTAAGCCATTCCGCGAGTTGTATTGTCAACTTCAACGATGTATTCAAGGCCGACCGCAGTGCGATAGTTGACAAGTTCTGCATCATCTGTGTCCACTATGAAGAGCAAGTCAGAGCGACACGAGAACTCTTTGTGAGCCTTGAGAACTTCTACTGCATTGGAAGGTCTGCCACGAGTAGGCACAAGCACGACATTGTTATTCAGATGCATTGGATATTTCCCCACTAATAGCGGCATAGGCGGCTAGGTCAATAAATGAGTCAAGATGGTCAGGAGTTTCAATGAGTCGAGCAATTTTCACAAGACATAAACACAAAGCGACCTGTGAAGGACTTATCTCAGTTTCAAGATAAGCGCTCCACAGGTCTGCGATGCGTTTGTGATTGATATATGGGTCGCCATAAGTTTGTTGACGATCCGTTGATGTGAGGCGTTTTGCCTCGTCTAAGATTTTCCCCCGATTCATTGACTACTTACTTCCGCGACCGAACTCTGTCGCTTTAGGATCAATGGCCTTCAACAGTGGGCCAATGACTGCGGCCGCAAATGCGGCAACATAATCCTTTAGAGGACGCGATGGGTCGGCGAGGTAGAGAGCTGCGACTGCGGCTGCTCCTGCTCGTGCGTAGGTGCTGCCGACTGCGATGAGTTTTTCTTTGTTGAGCATTTGCACTCCTTGAACTTAGGTCTGCCAAATCCCACGATGAAGACCGGCAGAGATGGCTTGAGTTTGCCACGATTCTTGACCTTGTAGGCGCGAATCTTACGCGCAACTTGACCACCATTGCGTTGATCGCCTTTGGTGTCGGGGGCGGTGTTTCCCTCGATACAGGTGAGCGTGCCATTGGCATTGACTGCTTCCACGATACCGACATGCGAGATGCGGTCAATGCCATCGGCAGGAAAGTCAAAGAAGACGATGTCACCTGGCATTGGCTCGGCATCGGCGACTAATTGCCACCGCTTCGCCTCGGCGAATGCCTTTGCCCCTGCCGGTGTGTAAGTGCAGTCAGGGATTTTCAGTGCTACTTGCTTGGCACACCAATTGACGAAGGCGCCACACCAAGGTTGATTCGCCTTCTGATATTTTGTCTGATTATCGGCAGGGCCTTCAATGTAGCCCACTTCATTGCCTGCAATATGTAGGAAATTATCTAACTGCTTGGAACACATCAGCGTTTCAGAGCTTCCTTCACAAGGTCAGTGAGGAAGTCAACTTTTTCCTCAAGTTGGTTGACCTTATCACGCATTGATGATCCGCCATTGGGCTTGAGTTCGTTGAGATAATGCTTGACGAGCCACTTGATACCAAGGGCGACCGAGCCAAGAATTGTCGTGATGGCAACGGCGAGTGAGGCCCAATCCAATGCGGTCATAGTCCAATCACCAACACTTGAACGACAGTTGAGCCTGATTCCGTCACGCCATAGATGGGATTGTTCTTGCTCTGCAAAGTTATCTTTTCGCCACTGTCTAATTCAAAACCGGCGGTTGTGTTCACATCGGTACCGCCGAGAAATACCTTTTGACCACCTGCGGCGTGCAGATGCACTTCTTCTGCCTCGGCAGTGTTGTCAACCAAGATGGTTGGCGTGGTTGTGACAGTGACTTGGCGTGTGGAGATGCCCATCGTGTCTTCCTAACTAATCATCGAAACAAGTGACCTTGTTCGCCCCGTTGCGAGTTGTGTGTAGACCTGAGTTGTGGCGACCGACGAATGGCGCATCAAGTCGCGCACTGCCAAAAGGTCACCGCCTGATTTCTCAAGCATTGTTGTTGCGAAGTAATGCCTGCAAGCGTGGAAAGTTTTGTTCTCAATACCCAATCGCTTCATCTCACGAGAGGCTCGTTTGGAGAGTTGATTCGGCGTGATATTCCACAGGCGTCCATTGGTTGAATAGGACTTGATTACATCGGCGACTTTATTGGCCACCGGCACCGTCAAATCGGTTCCGCCTTTGCCTGCAATTCTTAGGACATAGCCATCGGCTCGTTCTTCAAGATCAAGACCACGAAGGTTGGCGACTTCCATCGCCCGAAGTCCTGCCGAGCAAGCGACGATGAACCAATCACGCATTGGTTGCTTGACTTCTTCGCTCATACATAATCGAGCCTCATTCGGCGTCAAGGGATGAGGAAGGCCCCTGCCCTTGCGTGGTGTTACTAGCTCGTCGGCGGCTTGGTTATCAATCACGCCAATCTTATTCATCGCCCTAAAGAGCGACTTCAAGCGAGAGGCATAGTTGCCCTTCGTGCTTGCGGCCTTGGCGGTCATCACCGCCCGTTGCAAGTCCTCAGTCGTGGCAATCTGTGGATGGACTCCCATCCGAAGAAGCAGATTGAAGTCATTGCGGAATAAAGCCTCAGAGAAGCCTTGAGCCTCGTAGCGATCCTTGAGCTTGGCTCGAATCGTCTCTATGGGTATTTGATCCATAGTCCAAGGCTACCGCACCACTTCAACAATCTATAAAGATTGTGCCTCTTTAGCGGCTTCCAGTTCATCCCAAGTGCTTTTGAGCATAGAGGTGAATTCGCCGTTGCCTCTGTCAATAATGACGTGTTCAAAACCTTGAACTTCTACAATTTCAATATCGTTCATTTTATAACTCCGCACTAACGCCTAGATAACCGCCTGAATTATTGTTACTGTGA